AAACCAAGGGAGGAACACAATGAAAACATTCAATGGTTATTATTTATTTTGCTACCGTAACGGGTTAGCAAGTGGACAATATAAAAATTTTAAAAAATATATGGAGGTAAAAAGATATGAACATTAGACAAGCTATTACAAGAAATGTAACATATACAGAAGTTACAGTTTCTTATGAGGGGGAACACTATGACTACATTGTGCATGGTATAACAACCGCCGCCAAAGAAATGAAGAAAATATTAAGAGAAAAGGAACTTGAAACAATACCAGTAATTGTGTGTCATACAGTTACAGAAAAAAGGGCTATATCATTAGAAAATTTTATCAATAATTCAATAGTAATAAATGAAAGTGAGGAAAAATAATTATGTTAAATATCAATGATTTAATCAAACAAGCACAAGAGGTTACAATGAGCGGCTTACCATTCATGGATGGAAAGGAAAAGTTAGAAGTAGCTGGGGAAGTATTAAATAACACATTAACAGTCGAAGACTATGGATATTTAGAGAGCGACGACGGGGAATATGTAGTAATTTCATTAAAGGAATACCCAAAACACTTTATATATGGAGGTAGCGTAGTTACTGAAGCATTTAAGAAGTTAGAAAGTAAAGTTGGTGCAGAAAGTATGGTACAACTTATTCAACACGGTTTAACATTTAAATTAAGCGAACTAGTTTCAAAGAACAAGAGAAAATATATAAGAATTTCATTCTTCCCTAACTAGGGAACAACGGGAGGTGTATCACCTCCCTTTTATTTTACAATGGGGGTTGTACTAAATGGCAAGAGGACGTAAAAAAGGTGGGTTAAATGTCAACACAATAAATGACAATAACCAACTAACAAACATGATAATAAACCAAATAAATAGTTTAAATAAGAAGATAAAAAGTTTCAAAGAAAAGGGAATAGATACACATATCGAATATATAAAGAACATTATTTCTGACGATATGGGGAAATTTACCGAAAATGATACATTATCAAAAAGTAAAAAATTCTATGGCGAGAAACATCAAGTTTGGTTAAAGAAAACATTAACCGCTTTACATAAGATAAACAACCATGACTTTTTTGGTACAACTAGAAAATACGAAAAAGAAGTCAATAAAAATGTTTCTAAAGTGCAAGAATACACAAGGCAATTTTTAGAGAAAAAAGGTTATAGTCAACAATTTATAATTGAAACTATCAACGATAAAAATTTTATTGTAGCATTATTTGACGCATTTAAAGACGTTGGCAGTGGATATGGTAGCGACCAAGTAATTGAAAAAATAGCGTTATCATATAGTGATAATACTGGTTTAGATAGTAAAGAAGTAGATAAAATATTAAATAATATAGAATATAGTAAAAATGTTCTCGATAGGTTAAAAGATGAAAGAGAACTAATTGAGGAAGTAAGAAGAAATAGGCGTATGAGGTGATAAAATGTTTACTTATTTTTGGGATATAGAAACAAGTAAAATTATTTGCGACAATGGGGAAGAAATGCAAGTAACTTATTTAAGCAATGTATTAAAAATGAATTATGAAACTGGGGAAATAGTTTCTTCTATATTCCATAGAACTATTGAGGAAGTAGTGGTTCATTTCAACACTTTGGAAGATGATATTATAATATGGTCGCATAATTTAGATTATGAATTGACATTCTTACTTAGGGAACTAGGAGAAACTAAAGGCGAATATAAGTACAATAGAAATGGTGTAGTAGAGGGAATATATAACGAAAATGTGCAAAATATTATATTAAGAGATAAACATAGTCCATTATCAATAAAATTGGACGTATTACCGCACATTACTTTTCGTGATACTTACGCTATATTTAATAAATCAGTTGCAATGCTAGGTGATGAAATAGGTATACCAAAATTAGAATATAATTATAAAAAAGTTCGTTTACCTTGGGATAAATTAGAAAAGTTGGATTATGACTATAACGAAAGAGATAATATTATTGTAGCAAAAAGTCTATATAAATACATGAAAGATAATAAGATACCATTTGAAGAAATTCCCCTAACTTTTACGTCATTTGTAAAGAGAAAAAGAAAAGAATTTATTATAGAGAACTATGGTAAAAAAGCAATTAATAAATTTTTCTTTGACCGTAACGAGCAAGTGCAAGACTTTAATTTTTTTGAATTGATACTAAAAACATATCAAGGTGGATTGACCGCAAGTAATATAAACGAAACTGGGAAATTAATTGATAAAGGTGTTTACAGTATAGATATTAAGTCAAGTTATCCATATCAAATGTGCAGTAGATACTTTCCTTTTTATTCTGAAAAAACTACCGAACATTTTACATGTGATTTAGCAAATACATTTTATAAATTGGGTACTTATAAAGGTTTCTTTGGTACTTTTAGATTTAAAAATATAAGGGTAAAAAATAGAAACTATCTTTTGCCAATTTCATCATCTCAATTAAGTAAAGGTTATTGCTCTAGTGATAGAGTTCATTTCAACGGTAAATTACTTTCCGCAAGTGAAATAATTATACCATGTAACGATATAGATATTGATACTATAAATCTAGTTTATAATTATGATGAAATAGAGTGTATGGAGATATTTGCAACAACTAAACAACGTAGATTAAGACAAGAGGAAATATCCTTTTTATTATCTGCATTTCATAAAAAAGAAACCATAAAGGATAAGGAAGATATAGAATATATTTTATCTAAAATTTTTATAAATAGTAATTATGGGATAAAGGTAACATGTCCAGTTAGGTCAAGTTATTCAATAGTTAACGGGGAAATTACAGAAATAGACTACTTCAAATATAATGAAGAAGAAAGACAAGACATATATAGAAAATTTACAGAAACACAACCAACCTTTGGCGGTACTCTTGATATATTTACGGACGGTTGTTATATTACGTCATATGCTCGTTTTATGCTTGTTTCAATGATGACCAAGTTAGTTGATGAGGGGTGTAACGTTGTTTACTCAGATACTGATAGTATTAAATTTTATCTTAATAATACATCAGAAGATAATATTATTGCTACGATAAATAAAGCTAATTGGTTAATTGTAAAGAGTAATAAAAAGAATATAAGATTTAAAACATTTAAAGAACAATTTAACATCAATGACCAAGACTATGAAAAAATTTGTAAACTTGGTATATGGGAAATGGAAACGGTAGACGAGAACGACCAACCGAAACCATTACCGTATTTTATAACATTTGGGGCTAAAAAGTACGGTTACATTGATAATAATGGAAAAGTGAAAACAACCGTTGCGGGTTGTAATAAAAAATATCCAAGTATAGCAATACACAATTTATCAAAAAGAGAAAATTTGCCATTGGTAGACGCTTTTAAAATTGTGTTTTCTTGCGGAACTCAATTCGATACATCTGCAAGTGGAAGAACTACCGCAAAAATAGAAAAGCGAACAAGAGAAGAAATGGAACATTACACTTACAACGGTAGACGAATAAATCAGTACGGTGGTATAATAATAGAGGACACAACATACACATTAAATGTGTCATTAAATGATAGTAAAATTCTTGATATTGACCGTCCAAGCGACGTAATAATATCAATTAGTTTGGAGGGAATAATTGACTATGAGTAAGAAGTTAAATATAAATTGGTATAGTTTAGATAATATATTAAAAAATGACGCACAATATTACATGATATTTGGGGAGCGTTCCAACGGAAAAAGTTATGCGGTGGATAAATATATAATTGATAAATATTTCACCGAGGGAAAACAATTTGCATTTGTAAAAAGGTTTGAAGATGATATTAAAGCAAAATATATGAGCGAGGTTTTCAATCCTTTGGAAGAATATATATTGGAGAAATACGGACATCATTTAAAATTTTATCGTGGTTGTTGGTATGTATACGAGGACGGTTTAGAGGGGAAAATATCCGAGTGCAAAATATTTGGATATGCTTTTTCACTTAATAATGTAAATAGAACTAAAGCAACTTCATACCCCGAAATTGATACAATTTTATTTGAAGAGTTTATGTCGATAGATTGCTCATATCTACCCGACGAACTGAATTTATTTTTAAATCTTATATCAACTATAGTAAGGTTTAGACATAATGTTAAAATATTTATGTTAGCCAATGCTATTAGTAAATTTTCCCCTTATTCTTCTGCTTTAGGAATAAGACTACACCGTCTTAAAAAGGGGGAAATAATACTTAAAGAATACACCGACAAAAAAGGCTTTAAAACAAGGTTTGCAATAGAACGAAGTGAAAATGTAAATGTATTTGATAATAATCAAAATACACAAAAAATAGTATATAATAACTTTGGAAATGCGGGTGTTGGTCAAATGATAACAAGCGGTGAGTTTGAGGTACACGCATACCCAAGGCGAGTGGGTAACGTAACATTTGATGAACTGCGAGAAAATAAAGAAGATATTATTATAGGAAAGAAAAATTTAACACCTTTTATAATAAGATATGAAGATTATTTTTATAGAATTTATCTATATGCAAGAGAAAAGAATATATTAGCATTTCGAGAAGTGGACGAGATTACAATATCAAATAAAAATACTGCATATATAATAAACGGACAACATTATATAAATGGGGTTGTAAATATCACCAACTTAGCTTATTATGATGATGAAAAAATTAATAGATTAATAAATATATTTGTAGCTTGTATGCGTCAAAAAGATTTTATTACATTAACCGACGACGACGGGGAAAATGTAACTAATGCATTTAGATTGAGCGGAATAACATTAAAATAGAGGGGTAATTATTACCCCTCTTTTACACTATAATAGTGTTATATCCTTTTTGTTTTAATTCATTTGCTAATTTTTCCGCATTAGCTTTTACAGAAAATGCCCCAACTTGTACCCTATATAATTTATCAGTTGTTGTGGTTTGGGTTGTTTCTGCTTTATAAGTTATACCGTAGTAGCTTAGTATACCTTTTGTAATTGCTATTGCAAAATTTTCTTTATTGTTAATAATTAAGTTTTTATCAGTAACGTTAGTAATGAAACCAAGTTCAATTAAAACACTTGGCATTATTGTTTCTCTTGTCATGTGTAAGTTGTCAGTTTTTAAACCTCTATTTTTAGTATACAATTTTGCTTTTGTAATTTCATTTAAAATACTTTTTGCTAATTGTTGCCCTCTTGTTGACCCTTGGTAATAGAATATCTCTACACCTTGGGCGGAACTATCAGAAAAAGCGTTACAATGAATTGAAATACATGATTCAACATTATTTGTATTAGCTTTATTACTTCTTTCCGTAAGTGTAACTGTTTCGTCATTTGGGCGACTTTCAATTACAGTTTGTTGGTGTCTTTCCAAATGATATTTTACCCTTTTCCCTATTTCCTTTACTATGTCTTTTTCTTTTACGTTATCAACACCTATTGCTCCAGGGTCATTTCCCCCATGTCCATAATCTAATAAAATTTTCATTATTTTCCCTCCAAATTTTCTAATTTTTCTGTAAGTGTAACAACCGCTTTTGTCATTTCATTTAATGACTTATTTACAACAACTATTACATAAGTTGCCATTGCTATTGCGAAACCTTGATTTGCTATTAAAGAAACCATTTCTTCCATTTTATTCACCTCCAAACATTATGTAAATTATACCAAGAAAAAAGAGGGTTGTCTACCCTCTTTTGGTTTAGTTCGTAATATAAATCAAGTGTGCATTATTCCATTCTGCTAACCATGACTTTACAAACAACATCACCTAAATCAACTTGACTTGATGATATATTAGCAACTCTAACACTAACAATGTTTTCACTTATAACCATAGCAGAAAATACAACATTTTCATGTACTTTATCTGTTGCTATTTGAACAAAATCTCCAACTTTTGCTCCTTGCACACTCATGTTTTTAGCAGTAACATAATTCCCAACACAATTATCGAAGTTGATTGGTGATATAGCATATAAAATATTACTTAATGATACTATATCATTTCCAATTTTTAATTTATCGATTTTAAATGTATTCTTTCCGTTTTTCCCTCTTAAATCAACGTTAGCGTTTCCAGTATAGCCATCATATGAAATAATTAAATCTCTATTATTATCTTGAATGAATGACCAATATCCACCAGCTTTACTATTAGATACACCCATTTCATCAAAATACATATTACCCATCAATTGATTTTTTAAATGTTTTGCTTGGTCTTTTGTAAATAAAATATTTCTTTGACCACTATCAACAACTTTATCATAACTCCACATACCATATGAAGTACCAAAAATTTTGTTTTCATCACTTGTATCATCAAATGATATATAATTACTTGTTTCTAATAAAGTTTCAATGTAAGCATTTATAATTACATTACTATCTGAATTTTCAAATACAATACCATGTCCACCACTATGTACAGTTGGATTGATAATTGTATTACTACTTGCATTTTTTAATAAAATATTTTTTCTTTTATTGTTGTAAGCATAAAGACCATTGTAAACACTTGTGTTTGCGTCAGCCCTAACGCTATTAGGGTGAGTTATTACAATACCATCAATTTGATTATCTCTTGAATGTATATTTTCAAATTTAAAACCGTTGTAATTTCTTTCCTCTATTTCACTTCCGAAAATAATTCCGTTTTTACCACAACCAACTACATTTATATTTTTACCATGTGCCCACCCACATTGAAATACTATTCCATTTTCAATATGACCATTTTTACCTAAGATTGTAATGTCATAAGCCCCCGAACTATCTCCATTAAAATATAACGAACCTTCACCATATAATTCTATAGTGTTTCCTCCATCAAATTTCGCATTTTTTGAAATTAACACAACCGATTTAGTAAAATTTATTTTTTTCTTTAAAATTATTTTATCTTGTATTAAAATAACACCACCATTTTCAGGTAATAAACTTTCAAGTCTTAATAATTCGTCACTATCATCTAAATTATTAGTTTTTATTTGAAGTGCAATATTATCCAATTGCGAATTAATGTTTGGTATATCTTCTTCAACTATTTTATCAACTGTTGCTTGTAAACCCTCTTGGCTTGCGGTTGGTTTCTTTATTCCAAACCATGAACCAGTAAAATTTGCATTTTTATCAATTTTGTAAGTGTCTTGCATTTCTTGATGTGACACTTTTTTACTATCACTTATTTTTACTTGTTCCAGTTCATCAGTATTATAATTTGTTTGTTCTCCAAGTTCTTTTATTAAACCTAATGCACTTTTTTCATCACTTGTATAAACTGAAAACTTTTTTCCATTCCATTTGCTCATATTACCATACCTCCATAAATAAATTTGAACATTGCTCAAAAATTTCATTTTCAATTTGTCTTAAACTATTCCAATATTTTATTATAGCATCCGAGTCAGTTTGTACCCCAATATTACCCTGCATACGTCTTTCCCAGTTTTCTGAACTATTGTTATTAACATTACTTGTATTGTTTCCAATGTCTTTAACAATGTTAGAAAAATAGTCTACTTGTTCCAAATCTGTTTTAGTTACTGGGGTATCACTTTGCAAGTTTTTATTTGTACTTTCATTTGTAGCGGTAGAATTATTTGCTATTTCTCTTGTATATGTTTCTGTAACGTCGTAGTTATCTAAAATACGTTGTTCTAAATTATCCGCTAAAAATATCTTATTCCAATATGGCATTATTAAATTGAATTTTATTTTTAACCTTTGCTTAAATTTTGCAACGGTTTCTTGCCCTATTTCATCAAAATAAAAATGCTCTATAAAATGACGCTCGAAAGTTGGTCGATATTCTTCACTATAAAAAGGGTACTCGAAGTCGAATATATTAACATTATTCTCTATTATCTCCCCTAGGGTCAATGTCGTTCTTTCCATTCTCTTCAACCTCCCTTTTCTTTACTGAAATATTTAAACCGAATTTCTCATTTATTTCTTTACACGCTCTTTCCCTTAAATCAAACATTAAGTCTAGGTTTATAGATGTATATTCATTGTTGGCGTTTACTTCATCTACTACCATTCTTTCCTTTTTAACATTGTTATTATTGTTAATACCAAGGTAAGTTAATAACTCATTTTTTAAATCTGTTTTTTGTTGTTGTAACTTGTCTAATATATAAGGTGATGAAGTGTCAAGAACATCAGAAGTTGATATATTATTTACAAGTGATTTTTTTCCGAAAATAGCAAACTTGTAATTTTTAATTTGGTTAATTAAATTTTTCATTGTTAATTTGCTATCTTCATCACCTAACACCAACTTTGGTATACATTGTTGAAATAGATTAACATCTTGCGTCATTTCTACATCATCAATTCTTTTTGCAAATACTTCTAGTGTTGGAAAATCAGAAGTTCCAAGAGGATTGTTTCTTATTATTACCCCGTCATCAACTGAAATATATTCGTCGTATTTTCCATTTTCCCCATTAACTTTATATTCAGTTGGTAAACCATATACGTTAATATCAGTTGTACCGAAACATGGTAAAATTAATGTACCATACATTTTATCATTGAAACACATTAATTGACCATGACGAATAAGTAAAAATTCCATTTGTTCGGAAGTTAAGCCAATGGGCAAATTTTCCCAACTAAAACGGTTAATTGCTAAATTTGTGAACTCGTTTAAAAGTTCGTCATAACGGGATAACGCTTTATCCTCAAATTGTGTCCTACTCAATGAATACACCCCTTTCAAAAATTTCCTGTATTTTGTTTAAATAAACATTATCAATTTTACTATCTAAATTTGGAGATATAAATTTTATATAACCTTTATAACTTTTTAAATTTATTGTTGCATAGTTATTATATTTATTTCCATACCTTGCAACAAAATTATTTATCTTTTGTTTAACATTGTCTTTTACTGTATATCTTAGTAACCTTACGTTATCAGTTCCAAATGCTTTTCTTGTGCTTGGTGTTCCGAAACTTGCTATCGTTGACGGTGTTAATGCACTATCTTTATTTCTTGCGTCAGTTTCTTTAATTGAATTAATACCACTTAAAACACTTTGAACACCGTAACCAATTGTCATGGGATTGACTAATGCACTTGCTATTGCTCCAATGCCATTTAACACATTTCCAGTTACTTGACTTTTTCTATTTTGCATTATTGTATTAGCATTTGCGTTCATGTAATTAATACCCTCATTTGTTGCAGTTGGTAACATCATTTGATTAAGATTTGTAATATTATATATTGTTCCGTCTTGGTCGCCCTTGTAACCAACTGGATAATATCTTTCAACTGGTTGGTGTGATAATGCAAATTTGCCCTTGATAGTTAAAGAATTAGGCATATATTGAGGTTGCATTATTACTGGGTCGCCCTCTCCGTCCGTTAATACATAAAATGTGTATGGGTAAAAATCAGTTAATTTGCTTTTTGGTATTGCTATTGGTGAACTTGTTTTCTCCGCCCCAGTAATAGTTGTTGCCATATCTACAATTTGGCGTAATGATAAAAATTTTCCCTCGGTGTCCTTTATTACCAATGGAACTGGTACTTCTTGTGTTTCATATGAACAAAAAGGAAACCTTACTATGCCCACCAAACTTGGGTGGTCGCTTAATGTGTTTGGCATTACTACCATGTTTATACCTCCCCGTTAACTGTATTTGGTATATAACCATTACCATTATTTTCGGTTACATTACCCGTAGCATTTCCACTCATACCATAAACCGTAATTGGTTTATATTCATATATTCCATTTTTGAACATTTCTGCTTCTTGTTTTCTTCTTGTAACTAAACCTGATAAAACTTCCCCATTTTCTCCCCTAATATACCAAGTTAACCAACTATCATAAATAGTTGCGTCGTTTTGGTTTACTAAATATTTCGAATACATAGGTGAAGAAGTAACCGCCCCCATTCCTCCATTCATAGCAAGTGAAACGAAAGCGTCAAAGTGTTGTTGTTTTATATCACTACCGACTAAACCGTCTTTTAACATTCTATAATATAAAGCACTTGCAAACTCGCTATTTATCATTTGTGCTAATATTTCCGACGCTTTTTGTTCGGTATATGGTGCGTCGCCCAACAACTTAAAATATTTACTTTGATAGTTTTCTGTAATACCATATCCACCAGTACGGAAGCTTTCACCGTTGAAGTACCAAGGGTACATTGCAAACCCCTCTTGACCTTTTATGAAACGTAATATTTTAGCGGAAATACTTCCCCCGTATGTTTCACCGCTCATGTTTGGCGTTGTTAACTCGGTGTAAGTCGCTTGTTTATATGTTTCCTTTAAAGGCATGAAATATAACGGGTATTGTATTCCGTCAACTATAGTTAACGGCTTACTTGTTGAGAATGGTAAATCTACAACACTTTTTAAGGTTGTACCGTCAAATATTAATTGTTGTTCCTTGAAACCATTAAACATGGCGAAATATGTGCTATCTTTATCAAATATATGGTGTGATGTTTCAATAATATGTTCCCCTAGGTTTAACCCCTCGTCATAGTCGACTATTTCATCAATAGAACATACTTTTCTTTCAACAAATGAATTACCAATTATAAAATCAAACATAAATGTCTGTATAACATCAACTTCATATATTATACGAGTAACATTTTTTCTTACACATTCTTTTTTAATTATAAAAGCGTAAATTGTTCTATATCCGTTATCGAATATTACATAATTTACTCCCTCATTTTCTAAATAATCATATTCATAATTTACATTAAAAGAATTTTCAACTCTTATGTAATTATGTTCGTCCACATTTTCATAGTCAAATGACCTAAAATATTGCTTTTGTTCTTCTTTATTTGCGAACATTTTTACATAGTCATAATTATTATCGTAAGGAAACGACTTTATTAATTTAATCATTATTTCACCCCTTTAAAGAAAAGAGGAATAAAATATTCCTCTTATTCACCTACATTAAAAACTGCTATATTAACAAGGTTTGACCAACTGAATATTTTTTCAGTAGATAAGAAATGATTTGTAAATTTACCTTTTGCATTTCTTTGTGGCTCTAAACCATAATAAGTGTCATATATTTGTAATGCTCTTTCATCACATAAAATTGCCCTTGTATTTGTGTTTGTTGTTAGCTTTGGTATTTCTATAATTGCACATTCGTTTATTTCTTGTTTAGTCATATTAAATGCAGCTGCTAACATTTCAACGTCTATTTCAATTGACCAGTCCATATTTAAAAATAATACCATTTGATTTGGTTTACAATGGTTTTCTACTGTTGCGAACTCTTCCGAACGTAACCCCATTCTTTTAATTGTCTTTTTAAGTTCCTTTACAAATGCTTTTGCAGTTGCATTGTCTGTAATTTCTGTTACTTCTTTTTTATATTTTGCCTCAGTTGCAATTGTATCTAATATTTCAATACATTTTAAGAACTCTTCATATTCTGCCCCAGTATGCAAACTTTCCATAATTTCGTTTGCTATTCTTGACACACCCCCACTTGTTGTGAAACCTTTTCTTACTTGTTTATCTTGAATAGTTACTTGGAAATCTTTTTCATAGTCCACTTGGTGATATTGTGTTTTTACTGTTGGTTTAACCCTATCTAATGCTCCAGCACCGTCTGGGTCGTAGCTTGTACCAACCGCTCTAGCAATGTAAATTTCTTCTATTTCATTTGCATTTTCAATGAAGCCTTTTTTAATTCTTTTTAACGGATTTGTATATGCAGTTGTTGAATAAATTTGTCTACCTATTTTATTCACGACTGAATTTAAAAATTCTTGTTTCTTAATTGTATAATTTGGATTTGGCATTTTCTATTCCTCCCCTATAAGTTCTTTTAATGCTGCTTGTTCTTGTTCGCTTAATTTGTCATACATTTCTTTTTCAATTACGAATGGAATCTCTTCATCTTCTTTCATTTCTTCCTCCTCGTCCTTTTTTGATGTAATTTTTAAAAATAACTTTTGGTTGTGTTCCATAAGTTCTTTTTCCCTATTTGTTTTTTGTTCTAGTTCTTTTTCTATTCTATCATAATTTTCTTGTGTTTCCACAATCCACGCATTTATCTCTTCTTGTGTTGCATTTTCCTTTGGTAAAATTAATGGCATTTTCTTTCCTCCAATTTGATGTATAAATTAAAAGACAAGGCGGACATCACCCCGTAAGGAGTGGTGGCTTGTCCCCAAGTGATGTATCACCACTCCCCCTTGTCATATATAATTATAACAGTAACACTTTACTATGTCAAC